TCTAGCACTCCCTATAGTTCAATTCAAATCAGGAGTGAAACTGGTGCTGATGGTGCAGAGGAATGGAGTTTTGCCAGCCGTCAACACGATCCAAAAACAATGATGGCTTATGAAAGTAGCGAGCAACCTACATTTAATGGCGGTGTAAAGACTAAGCATATTCATAAAGAATCTGTAGCTCAGTTTGCTATTTACCCTCAAGGAGAAGGAGGGAAATTAACTGATAAACAAATTGAATGTATAGAAAAAGGTGCGATGGGTAAAAGCAACGGAGAAATGATTGGTTCTAGTATTGGAGCCGCTTCTACACCAGCAATTATGCAAGTTCCTATAATTGGTCCAGTGGCAAGTGGGGTCTGGTTTGGTTTAGCAAGAAAAAAATCTGGTGAGTTAGGCAATTCGATTGCTACTCAGTGGAACGACTGCTAAATGGAAATAGAAGAAATAAAGATAAGAGAGATACCAGACGTTTCTATTGATACAACAATAATTCGCACAGCAAGCCCACAACTGCCAAGCAATATAGGTTTCCCCGTTATCCAAATGCCCGGCTGTGTAAGGGCTAGAACGTTAAAAAATAAACAGCTAGTAACAAATGATGAGAAAGGAAATTTAATTCTTTGCGATGGCAATGTACCCACTTTGGAAAGCATGGCAATTGATTGGGAAGGTCTTTCTGCTGTTGCACCATTAAAAGAAGAACCAAAAATAGTTGCTCCTACTCCAAATATAAAAACACCAAAAACAGAAACTAAAAAAGAAAAAGAAACTCAAAAAACAGAAAGCCTTGCGAAGGGTTTAGAACTTCCAAAAGTTGATTTATCAGGAATAAAAACAGATCAAAACATCGACTTGCCTTGCCCCAGACCCGGCTCGCCTCCACCCGGAGCTACAGGCAAATTTTCAACTAAGGTCGTTTTACGCTATGAGAGAAATGGTGATTTATGTGAAACCATTTATCAAGACAGAGCCTTGTTTGATGTCATTAATTCGTACACGCCTCCACCCAGTACCCTTGTAAACACGTCAACAATTGCTATTACCTCAGTTATCGGAGTTACTGTTATTGGGCAGCCCCTAGCTAAATTCTTCCAGAAGCAGCTAAAAGGAAAAGTCAAAAGTTTTAGTAAAAAATTGACTAAAAAATTGCTTGCTATTCGGAAGAAGAAGCCTCCTGTAAAGAGCCTTTCTGAAAGGCGAAAGGATCAACGCCTGAATCGTTAGTAGCAGCTCCTACTTCAATACTATGGCTGTGGTCTATCAACTGACCCGGAGGCGTGATTAGGGTCACGTCCTCGCATACAACAAACGATGGTGAGCTAGGTAAATATGAAACTCCCAACTTTAGCTGCTCTGCACATACTTTTAAACGGCTTAAAGCGTAATCTAATTTTTTTGCTTTATATGCTTGGTTTAAATATTTTATTCTGCTATTCATCGCAGCCACGCAGTTGTTGGTCATGCGGCGATCTAGTGGGACTGCTATGGTTGCGGTTATGCCATAGTTAAATGAAAGATTATTCCGAGCTTGTCCAGTTCTGACTTTTTTTTGATACAAAACACCGCCGGGATTAGTTAAATTACCGTCATCATCTGTACTGTCATCGTATATATTTTCCCAGTAGTGAGGTTCAAAAGGATCTTTCCAAGCGTTGACTTTTGAGACAAACGGATTAATGGTTAAAGTCGTTCCACTACAACGGATTCCATCACCTAATTCTTGATATATAAAGCCACCTTGGTTAACACTTATTCCCTGATTAATCACGGAACCACTACTGGTGGCTGATGGAGATGCTATTGTTGTTGAGTTAGCAAAAACAGGCTGGCTAAATGTTATTGAGTAAAGACAGATACAGACTCTACTAAGGATTCCGTAGTAGTAGTTCTGTTTATTGTTGTTATATTTGAGAGTCCTGCATTTTGAAGACTTTCTGTAAAACTGAAAGCTTGACCGGGGTTTGTCATCTTCCAGTCTGGTTTGTTGGCTGGAGTTACATCTACTGATGTCCATGTGAAGTTAATGTTGTCAACAGTTTGCGGTGTTGTTTGTATTAGTTTAGGTGAGATAACATTTGTATTTACTGGTTCAATATTGTGGCCTGAGACAACATATTGTGAGCCAGAAAAATCAACACTTGTTATAGTTTCCGACACAACAGTTTTAGTTTCCTGTCTGCTGTTTAGAGTCCCCGTTGAGAAGGTTGGGACGACGGGAACAGCAGAAACGCTAGTCCCCGCAAAGGATATAAGCAATAATAACTTATATATTTTGTTCATTAAATATCATTTAGCGGTAATTTCTGTAATCATTTGAGCCGTCCCGGTAGTCCCCGCCCCTCCCGCCACGGTAGTGGCTTGTCCAGAGCTGAGAACTGTTCCAGCCAAATTTCCGGCGACTCCACCAGATGTGACTACCACATTGCCAAATGCGGGCATGTCCGCAACAATTCCTCCAGAGACATCAACACCGCTTCCTATTGCCACAGGGGCATCTCCACCAATCCACGACTCGCTAAAACTAAAAGCTGAGCCTACTGTGTTGACCTCCATAACACCCACATCTAAAAGAGCACTTGTACTTGCTGTTGGAGCTATTAACTTCCCAAAATGCTCTCCTGTAGAAACTTTCATATTGTTTCCTGAAACAGAATAAGTTGATGGGATTCTGATGGATTGAACTCCAGCTCCGTCAACTCTCAAGCTTGTGCTGGCTGAGTGTTTAATGCTGATATCAGCTTTTGCTATTGGGGCTGCTAATAAAAGCAAAAGGGGAAGAAGGCGTTTCATGTTTAATCAGGCAGCAAATACAGTGTTTCGCTGATTTTCTTTGCTGTTACATTAGCTATTTTATCAACTGGCCCCTGTTCGTAAGTAACAACTAGAACACCCCAAGCATCCTCGGTTCCCATGATGCTGCACGCCTGTGAAATAAAAGTTCTATTAGGAAGTTGGGTGCATTGAGCTAAAACAAAATGTCCTATTACTTCTTCATCTCCCGGCATCCAATAACCCGTTGGAATAGGGTCTATTGACGTTCTGGGGAAGTTAGCAATAGGAATAATATTTCTAGCGTCAGGCCAGTCATACAACCAGACAGATTTTATATCCCTGTTCTTGGTAAGGATGCCACTCAAAAGAGCTTCTACCTTTAACTTCTTACTTGGATCTTCTTCAAATAAAACGCTGATTTCCTTGTCGCCTCCATCATCAACAATCTTTGACTCTGTATAAGCCTTAAAACCAATTAGACCTATTGCAGAGATAGCAGAAAGCCCAACTATCTTCATTAAAAATTTACTCCAGTTTTGCTCTGGAGAAATAATATTTTTAACGGTTTCTATTGCAGCCTTCATCCTAAAGACCCATCATTCTTTACATCTTTTCCACTAATAGGATCAACTCGAATTACATCTGGTTTTCTTGTTATCAACTCAATTGGCTGTTTAATCACAATGGTTTGATAACCGCCGCCCATTGGCATAGCTCCACCGCCTCCATTCTCTCCTTCTTTCTTTTTCTTTTTACCTCCTCCAGCTCCAACAGAAACGCCCCATCCAGCTAAAATATTTCCCAGGAGCCCGGCGGCAAAAGTGCTGTCCACACGAGGTTGGTCAGGGATGTCCATTCCAAACATCCTATTTGGCAATTTTAAATATCCAAGGCTGAGGACGCATAAGCACCAGGTCAAAATGGCCGCCTGAAATGAAGTACTGACAAGAAACATTATCTTTTCTTGGTACTCAGGCTGGTCATCGTTAGCTAGTACTTTTTCTTCTTGCTTGGCTTGGGTTTTGACTTTTTCTTTGGCATCCATAGAAAAACAAGTAAACATGTCTACATTAGACACAAATGGTTAAAAAGTAATGAAATTCCTCAGCCAACAGCAGAAAGAAACTCTTTCTAAGAGTTATGGAATAAGCGTTGAATCTATAAATAAGAGAATTGAATTATGGAGCATTATTAACGATCCAGATGTTTCTAAGCCAGATCTAATAGCCGCACAAAGAGCATTTATTAAGATACAGCAGGAAACTTGGCCTAACGTAAATGAGTGAAGTTATTGCTGCCTGTATTGGTGCAGTTGTTTCTATTTTCCTTTTTACTTTGTCTGTTGTTGTAAATAGAAAAGACAAGGACGTAAGGAGCCTTTTTAAGCGGGTAGCGTCATTGGAGCAGAGGCTTTCAACGCTTGAAGGTTCAGACAGAAGAAGAGATTGGAGACTTAGATAGGCATTGAAAAACCCCTAGCGTCCTCTAAGAAACTAGGGGCTTCTCTGCTACATCAAGTCCCACCTTGACGTTTAATAACTTACTTGTGTGAGTAGTAAATTACTTTAAAAGTCTAATTAGTTTTGATTTTTTGGGAACTGGCAAAATAAAAAAGATTAGCTAACTTTGAAATGGGTCTGCATTAGATCTACGATTAAGAGGAATGTTCAATCCCGCCTTACCCATAGCGGGATTTTTTTTAGGTTAGCTTCATAAGCTTTTTCAATTCTTTCTTCTAATTCAAGTCTTTTACTGATCGCAAATAAACCTGTATAAACGCCATGAAATTTGTGCGTCTTTTTTGCTCTTCCATCCCTCAAATACCATTTGTCCATATCTCTTGTCCGTTGTCTATCTTCTTCCAACCATTCGGGTTGATACATGACTTTAAATAAATTAGTTGATTGGTTAATAGTTGAACCCTCTATGGAGCAAGAGTTGAAACTCGAACTCGAAGAGAGGGCTATTTTAATATCTGAAGATCACCAAGAGACAGCAAATTTATGTGCTTCTTTATGGAGACAGAATTGGTATAAAGACGAAGTATTGAAAAATTGTCTTGGAAGAATTGGAGAGTTAGAGGGGAAATTAGTTCAGATGGAACTAGAAAGTTCTAACTCTTGTTGGCAGCGTTTACTTAAAAAGGTATTTCCTCAGAAGAAGATCTCCTCCCATCCTGAGCTTGACGCTGTGCTTCAGTCTTTTGTGGATTAATGTTTCCAAAAGATCCATATTGACCTTCTTTACCTTTTCCGTTAATCCAAACAACATCAACTTCTACTTCTTCCTTCTTACTAAAATCCCAAACCTTACCTGTTTTAATTTTTTCGCTTGTATCACCTAAAGACATTAGATAATCACAAAAAGCAGGAATAGATTCAACTGGAATTGCCAAAGCTAATTGCTGTGGAAATTTTCCTTCTTCGTCATAGTTGTTTTCACCTGTAGACCATTTAATTGGATAAGGAAGAGCAGGTTGAAACTGGTACTCGTTTCTTGGCATTTTTTTTGTTAGATAAATTGCGGTTTTTTAGTTGAAGTAGAACTTGCTGAGCAGCATGTTCAATTGCTTCTGGTGTCATTTGCTCAAGCTAATTTTTCAATAGCTTGATGCAAAAATTGACCATGTGAAGCAAGTGTTATGTGTTGTGGCGAAATTTGGTTTGCTGAAATCTTGAACTCCTGTTTAAAAGCACTTAAGACCTTGGCTTTGTCTTTTTCAGATAAGTCTGTGATCTTGCTACCTATTTCTTCTCTAGCTGCTGGAGTCATAAAATCATTATTTTTTTCTTCTACTTTTTTACCTTGTGAGTCTGGTCTAGTTGGTGTTCTGCTGATGCCTGTTTTTTTTGGTGGTGGCTCTTTTACATCACCTAGTTCTGTATCTTGCTCAGTGTTAGTATCCATATCTGGTTCAATTCCAAGCAACATTTTTATTGCATAACGTCTTCCATAGGTCAATCCGCCACCCCATGCAAATTGTGGTTTTGCTCCCATGTTTTCAGGGAGGAAAAGAGGCATTTCGCTTTTAATTTCTTCTCCAGACTCAACATGAATTAAACGTGTAACAAGCAAAGTTTGTCCGTGGTCGTTATACCCTTGAGGCTGAATAAGAATCAGACCATTAGCATGTAGAACAGGTTGAATTGATGAAATTAAATTTTCTAATGAGCAATATTTATATTGAAATTTACCCATCCCTGCTGTCTTGTCTTTTTTAATATCAGGGAGTTGTTTTTGAAAGTTTAGAAGTGACTCATAGAGAGTCTTGTTTTTCTGTGCCATGTGTGGTTGAAGTGAACTATTTAATCTTAATAAGCTAAATACTTATTGTCAATAAGATAAAGCAAAAGGTGTTATAAAAATGTTTGCTCCCAATAGTTCATCTTCCTTTGCATATTTTTTAATGGCCTTTAATGATACCACCAAACTGTCATCCTTTATAACAGTTCCTCCTGCTTTAGCTGATAATCCATCTAAAGTTGATCGACATAATTTATCAATATCTCCCGTTGCTGAACTTGTTACAAACTCAGGTGCTTTTTGTTTTAATTTGTTTGCATTTTTTCCTGTTCCAAAATGACTCTTTGGTCTAGCAAATAAAAACACAATTTCTATTTCTACAGCTCTTCCAATTACTGATCCTTCATAGTTATCTATGGCAGCAGCTCGGACATCTTGCCGCCAAGGTTTAACTTTCTTGCTGTTCTCAATCATAATTCCGTGACCAATATGTCTCTTGCTTCCTTGTGGAGCTGGAACACCTCGAACAGGAATAAAAATCTTATCCATTAAACAAAAAGCAAACCTTGTGAAGCTGGTTTGTAATCAGCGTTATATCTTTTGTTATTTCCTTTTGGATAGTTGCAGACTTCATAAGCTAAGTTTGCAAGCATTTCTTTTTTTTGTTTTTTTGTGCCTATTAAATAAAAATATCTGTGCTTTCTAGGTCTGTCTTTTAAATATAGGTTATTGCCATAAATAGCTTTAAGTTTTTCTATTTTGCCTTTCTCTACTCCTCTGCCAGCGTGATCCATAACGGAGGCACTATGCAAATGTTCCATACCTTTGATTTTATAATCAGTGCGTTTAGCAGATAACCCTGTGTAAATAAAATTGGTGGCTTGATAAATATATCCGTGGTGATTTAAGGAGGTGTCAGCGTAACTGACTACTACAACAGGGGAAGGAAGTTGTTTGAGTGTGGCTGAAACAAAGAAACTTAGAGAGTTTTTTGGAAGATTATCGTTAAC